TGGAGGCCGCCAGCCTCTGCAGCTTGCAGTAGTAGGTGACTCCAGTGGAGATGGGATAATACGATGCCCCACCCCCGCGTTTCATCAGCGCCAGCGACCTCGACAAGACCCCTTCCTGGCCGAATTCAACATAGAAAATCACCGCCGGCTCCGTGGTGTAGGGCGGATCCTGCAGGGCCCCGCACTTGTTGGAGAACGTCAGCACTCCATGGGTCGCCTCCCCCTCGCCCCTGCCGGAGACGGCGGTCAGCCTCACATCGAAATCGACCTCCAGCTCTTCAAAGGCGCCAGTGCCGTAATCCCGGTAGAGAAAGGCGACGTCATCGGAGCTGCTAACATTATTAACCGAAGCCCTGGAGCTCGATCTGGATATCACATTGTTCAAGTCGTCCTCGGCGTACTTGGTCAGGTCTTCCCGTCCCGGCAGCGGCTCCTCCTGGCCCGGACACGGCTCCCTCCTCAGCCGGAGCACAATCCCGTGGCTGTCCTTCATGGAAGATGAAAACCCCAAGGGGGCGAAATAGAAATAGACGCCATCCCCGACCACGTCCGTGTAGCCATAGGTCTGGAGCTGGTCGGTGAAGTAGGCATCCTTGACCGTCCAGGAGCTGGCCTCGTTGAAGGGCAGCTCCAGGTCCAGGCAGGCGATCTTGCGGTAGGTCGCGGCCAGGGCCAGGTGCTTGCCGAACAAGAAGCAGGCCGCATAGCCTTCCGCATAGCCGTCCACGTCGTTCAGGTTGAATATCTCCCAGGATCCGGGGTCCTTGAAGGGCTTCTGCCGGTTGTACCGGGCGGCAAAGAGCTTCTCGGATTGAACGGTCGCCTGCGGCAGATAGATGTAGTTGTCGTCGACTGCCGGCAGGGCAAATCCTGTAGCATCCTTGTTCAGAGCAGCCAGCCGATCCGGCCGTCCTGGAACTGGCTTCTGAGCTGGGGGCTCTTCTGTCTCGTCCCCCGGCGGAACTTGAAGACCGTCTCCAGGTAGGCCCAGCCGAAGGGCAGCATGGATAAGATCTCGTCCAGGATGGAGGGCCAGGGCGAGGCCATGTCGTACAGACAGGACTCGAGGAACCGGGCGGCCTCCTTGCCGTCCCCGCTGTCGCCGGGCACGGCGAACCAGGGGGCGGACTTGCAGATCTCCCGGAAGGCGAAGAGCATCCCTCCAACGATGGCGTCTCCGTCGGCCATCTTCTTGTATACTGTTGCCCCTTTCTGCCCCTGCAGATCGGCCAGCCATTCCTCGTAGATGTAGCCGCCGAAGCGGGTAAGTCCTGTCCGGCCCAGCTCGACCAGATAGGCGTTTCTTTTCTTGCCCATTCCATTTGCCACCTCTTGCTATCTCTATCTCTTCCACTTGCTCCTGCCTACTGACACCCCGGGGGCGACCACGGGGGCAGATGCGTGGAAGTTGTTTAAAAGCTCAACACAACCGCAGACGGCATCCACGATGTCGTCGTGTTTGCCGCTGGGAAAGTTCACGAACTCGGAGATCAGGACCTCAGACCAGCCTGCCCCTCGGGCGTAGTAGAGCTTGCCGTTGGCGGCTCTGGCCGAGACCAGCAGTGACCGGTTCACTTTATCGGAATCAACAGGCACGGGGAAGATGGCCACGTTCTTCAGGCGCTTGTCCCGGATCAGCTCCTGGAAGCCCGAGAGCTGAAAGCCGTTGGCCTCTACGCCCATGAGCCGGACTCCCTGGGCCAGGACCTCCTGGACTATGGCCTCGTAAGCATCGGGCCATTCCCATCTGCCCCGGACGAGATTCAAAATGAAGATGTTCTGCAGGCCGTCCAGGCCGCAGGTGGCCACCACAGTGTAGTCGGCCTTGGTCCTGGCGGAGGCCGCCAGGTCCACGAAGGAGCCCACCTTCAGATTGGACCGCTCGACAGCAGAGATCCTTGGCAGCGAGTTGATTTCCGGCATTTAGCAAACCATTGAATCAAAAGAAAAGCACCTGCTCCTCGCTAGGCCAGGACCTCCACCGGCCAGAACCATTCTCTTCTGAAGAGAGCCCCCTCCCTTCGAACAGGGCTCTGCTGGTACTCCGCTTCCCAGTCGTAGAGGGATATGTCGGCCTTGATGCTCATCAGGACCTCGAAGGGGTAGCGTTCGGGCCAGAGGGCCTCGCCAGCCGTTCGGCCCAGGGGGTCGTTGTCGTTCTCCAGGGCGACAGCTGGCAGCTTGTAGACCGTCCAGGGCAGGGAGTAGGCCTGGAGCTCCGGATCCACCTTGCGGGAGACGAGCCTGCCTGCCAGATCGTCGGTATGCCAGCGGGTCATCATGACCACGATCACCCCGAACTTGGCCCAGGGCATGGGGTTGACCCTTTCTCTGGCCGTGCCGGAGAAGAAATCCCAGACCTTCTCCCGGTAGGTCTCCGACTCCGCTTGCTCTCTATTCTTGTGGGGGTCGTCGAGGATCAGGACGTGGGCCGGCTTGCCGGTAACAGCTCCCCCGACTCCGGCGGTGGACATCCCGCCCCCGGCAGTGGTCGTCCAGTTGTCTGCAGCCGAGGAGTCCTGGGATATCCTGACCCTTAGCTTGTCCTGGTTGGACTGGATGGTGTTCCTTACGTTCCGGCCCCACCGGGCGGCATAGTCGGCCTCGTAGGAGACCAGAAGGACATTGAGCCAGGGGAAGAGGTCCAGGAACCAGGTGGGAAACCAGTGGCTGACGAGCTGGCTTTTCCCATGCTGGGGAGGCATGTTGATGATCAGCCGGGGATATCTCCCTGCTACCGCCAGGGCCAGGATGATGGAGAGCTCATTGAGATGCCGGTGGAGCTGCCACCTGCCCTGGCTCAGCTTCTGGGCCATGGTCCCGGGCGTGGCCCTCCAGGTGCTGGCTAAAAGCGACGGCGAGACGGAGGGCATCTTCGTCGTGGAGGATGACCTCCTGGATGAACTTGTACTCATGCTGCTCAAGGGAAGTCTCTGTGATGTCCAGGGTCTGGGTGGGCTTGCCCAGGCCCCTGTCCAGGATCTCCCGGGCGTAGGCCAGGATCATCTCCGGACGGTCGCCTGGCAGGGCGTTGAACGTCTTGATAAGTCGCTCGGCGACCTGGGGGGCAAACTCTTCCAGCTTCCGTTTCGCCTCCCTGGCGGGCCGGTTCTTGACCTCGCCTATCCTGTTGCCGGGCAGGAACCTCCCCCTTTCGTCCCGCTGATCGGTCGGCTCCTCGAGGGACGAAAGCTGCTGCAGATTGCGTATTTGGCCCTCATCCCCATGTGGGCAGTGGGCACCCTCAGGCCAGATGGGGCCATCAGGCAGGCCCTTCTCCAGATAGCGTTGTAGGGATGTCCTGGGCAACCCCACTTCCAAAGCTGCCCTCTTCTCAGACATACCCTCGGCCATGAGGATCGCTGCCCGCTGGACCTTTTGCCTGACGGCAGAATAGTCCTTTTCCTGCCTGGGCACCTCCCCTTAGCCTCCCTCAAGCATGTTTCCGTTCAAGCTCCCGGAGGCTCTCCTCCGGGATGAGGGGCAGGACGTCCGGGGGCGGAGGCCAGTGGCCCATCTCCGTCCAGTAGACCAGGGGATCGACCTCCTGTCCTTCCGCCCTGGACCAGGCCATGAACTCCTCCCGGGTCAGCTGATCGTTATTCGTGTTTGTATACCTCCTGGGCTGTCCGGCCTCCTTTAGAGTTCCCAAGGGGATCACCCTCTTGCCCAGAGGCAGGGGAATGCACTCGCAGTCTTGGCCGCCGGACGGCTCGGGATCTCCACAGCATCCAAATTCCTTAGACATGAAATCACCTCACCAGTGTTTGGGGGAGCTCCCCACTGTCGAGAGAGCTCCTCTTCGATATACGACCGAAAATACCTCGATGTAATCTCAAAAACAGGTAGCGGAAGGGCTAGTACGCCTCCGTTCCTTCAGTGTCTCCGCCTTCAGCCCTCCACCTCATGGAGCTGTTGATCTCGAACCGGCCGGAATGGTAGGTGGAGCCCAGCTCCAGGGGTCGGCCCTTCTCGCCCCGGACCATGAACCACTCCCGGACCTTTCCGCTGCCTTCGGCACTATACTTCGAGTAGGACTCCTCAGGGGATTCACGGATCCTGGCGGTGACATTCAGCCTCTTCAGGCCGGTGAGCTTCAGGGCATGTAATCCAGAGGACACGGCATAGCTCCCGGGGCCCTCGAGGATGAACCCAGAGAAGAGCGAGGAGTTGTTGGAGCCCATATTCAGGATCCGGCCGTAGACTATGCTGCTATCTTCGGTCAGGTTTCCTCCTGCTGCCCGGTCGAGGACCCGGCCGGAATCTGTAGAGCTCTGGAACTCGCCCTGGCCTACGAAGTCCTCCCTCAGCTCCACGACAGCCTCGGCCACAAAGCAGGCCAGGAGAAGGGCCATCATCATCGGCAAGAGCTTGCTGTCGGTTAACGTAATTGATCTTTCATCAGTTGATCTTCTATCTATGCAAATCACCTCATTTCAGTTCACGAGTTTCGGGACAGTATCGAAAGTGTCCAGATCCGGGCAGAGGCCGGAAAGAGCCTTTTAAAAGGAGGGAGAGAAAAATCGGTGCAGGGAATCTTTCGGCGCTCTGCTGTCCGTTGGACGATGCTTTCAAAGGCTACAGGAACAAAATCAAATGGTTCCAGAGTTCTCGAAAATAACCTCCTGGATATCATCTCGGCCAATTTTCAACGGCCGAGGAGGCCCGAGCCGGCAGGCAAGAAGACGTCTCGCAAAGCCTGCTGGCCCGGGTGTGTCTGGCTGAGATAAATTTGGCCCTTTGAACGTTGTTGGATCCCCTCCCTAAAGTCAAGAAATCATTGCAATTATTGAAGACTGGGGCTTTTTATGCGCAAATGGGTGGCCTAAATGCCCAGGAAACTGGTTTATAATAATGCCTGAATCTCTTCCATCAGGTCAGGGGAAGCTTCCTTCAGGGAGAAGCTTTTGTATCCGGACCTCTTCCGGCTCTTTTGAAAGGCCTCGAACCTGGCCTGGAGCTCCGGGGAGATCTCCGGGCTGAGGCAACTTTGGATCCTGTACCGTGTCCGGTTGAGGATGTAGTCGGCAAGCCATCTGTCGAAATGGCAGCCCGGGACCCATACGGTGCGGAGCCTGGTCTCCTTTCTGTCTTTTATGAGAACCCTCTTGTGCCTTCGGCCCATGCCCTTCAGGATCCCGTATTCGCTGAGCTTCTTGGCCAATCCCTGGGTCGGGAAACCGAGCTGCTCATAGTCTGCGCCCTCCCTGGTCAGAAGTGCCAGCCTATCGGGATCGACGTTGAACTTAACCATGCGATCGATAAATCTGCCCGAGCCCCCTCTCATCTCAATCCCTCACCGGATCTCTGAATAATCCTCGCCCTTTTGGCCTCTTTCATACTCCTGTACTTCTTCCGCTCTTCAGGCTCTTTTTCCGTCTCCCGGTCCTGGATATCCCCGCAGATTGGGCAATGAGGGTGGCCTCTTTGGTCGTAGATATAGATGGCATCACAACGAGGACACCAGCGGGGCATGTTGAGGGCTATGCCCTCCAGCTCTATTCGGTCGTGCTTCCAGATCCTCCCCGCCCTGCCTCCATGGTTCTCACGGGCAAGCCTGGTCCCTGGAAGCCGGATGGGGCTAGAGAGCTGCAAAGACCTCTCCCCTCAAGATGAACCTAGAGAGAGTTCTCAAGAAATAGTCTGCCTGCAGGCGATAAGCCCAGACATTAAATTCATCGACGAGTTCAGAACTATAAAAGCTATGTGCTATCATGCCCTGGCCTCACCTCACCAAGAATCAGTATGATTAGACCGGAATATAAGTCTTATGGACTTTTGCGCGAGAATTATGACGGCATGGTGGACTCTAGATCCTTATATTCCTGGATGAAGCAACGATATTGTTCTTGCAGGAGTTAAATCAGCTTCCCAAAATGATTATTTTTCTAAGTATTATGCAGGACGCCCTTTCGGGCGCCCTGCTTGCTGCAACTTTGGGAGACTACAGCAGACGATACACAACCAGGACCTCGCTTGCGGCTGGAAGTACCGCTAACTTGATCCCAGGAAGGAGTGCACCGCCATGGTTAAGCTGGCTGCGGTTACTATAAACTCTTTTCGAAGCGCCGCCGAGCTTTCCCGGGCTGAGCCCGCCCAGCTCAAGAGGACCATAAGGGACCTGGAGCTGCAGATCGAGTCTTATCGCAATGTCATAGAACGCCAGGCCGACCACATCCCGGAGCTCGAGGCCGGCCTGGGCCTGGAGCACGGCGAGAAGATCGGGCCATCCATCCCCAGCTGCCGAGCTGGAGCTCAAGTTGGAGCAGTATGCCAGCGCCTTCAAAGAGCTCTACGAGGCCCAGCAGGGCATCATCCCCGAGGCCCTGGGGTATCTCCAGCAGCTTCCGGCCACGCCCCAGGCCAGGGAGCTAACAGGACGGCTGAGAACCATGCCAGGCCGGCTCAGGAACGCTAGGATCCGGAAGCAGATCGAGCCCTTCCAGGCCTATGCGGAGCTGCAGGAACTCTCTACTGAGGCTATGCGCTTCATCTAGCAGCATCCCAAGGCGGCTGCGCCATTGAAGGTGGAGGTCTTCCGGGCGCTGATCCTTCTCGAGTCCCTGCATAACGGCGTCACCAGCCTGGACATCCAGGAGGTCATCAAGTCCCTCGCCATGGTGGAGGGCAGGAAGATTGCCCGCAAGCAAGCCCTCCGGGCCATGAGACAGGCTGTCAAGCTCGATCCCAAGGCCAGGCTCGAGCACAAAACCAGACGCAAAGCGATTCTTCATCTCGTGAAGGAGGCCGATCCATAATGACAACTTGTCACGGAGAAATTGATTGTGACAAGTTGTCACAATCAATCCGAAGCTCTCGAGGAGGGGCTCCAATGTCATCTATTTCCCAGGGGGGATAAACAGGATCGAAAGCTGACCCGGATAGATAAATTAGGCTTACTGTATCATAATGACAGCTTGTCACATTTAGCTTTGGGTGTTTATCTAGCGGGATTGCGAAGGGCGGAGCGGGAAGACCCCACCGTTCACGGTGGGGATGAAAGCGGAGCCCTTTGCCCTAACACCAAAAACCATAAAT